AACTCCATTGCTTCTGCAGATACTGAATAATGGTAGATAGTCAGTTCTTCACCCGACCTGACAATAGTTTGCCCCTTATCGGTAAGGGCTACTTTAATCTTTAAGTTTGGCTTAATACCACGACCCTCTGGCTTAGGTGAGAACAGCAACTCTTGTTTTTCCTTAACAGAGTTCATAGAAAATGCTCGACCAGCCAACTTCCATGCTTTGGCTTTGGCTAAGTCAATATCAATCTCTAAACGGTCTTTAAGGTTCTGCAATTCAACCATATCTAAGTTTGCGCCAGTAAGTTCCATATCACAAAGAGCAGCAATAACATCCATCTCTAGACGCCATACTCTTGCAAGACTTCCTTCTAACTTTGGTGCTAAAAACTTGTACAACTTCCAAGTTGCTTCTGCATCAAGACCTGAATAGTGAGCAACATCAGTAAAGGAATGAACCTCAACCATTGCTCCAATTCCTTTTTCAACCTTAATCTTTAAGAACTTCTCAGCGCAATCTTTAAGGCCAAGTGAACCACGATTGCGGTTATCAATAACAAACGCTGCCATCATCGTGTCAAAGTAAGGTTTGCTTGCAACTACGCCACGATAATACTTAGCAATTGATTTAAGGTCGAACTTAATATTATGACCAACCTTTAACTGGTCACTAAAGAACAGAGGCTTTAAGGCTTTAAATACATCTCCTGGCAATAACTGCTCTGGTGGTGCGCTAAACACTGGAGTCCATTTTGCTTGGTTCTTTGAGTAGTCTGTCTCTGCTAATGCTTTACCTGCTGCAGCCTTACGTTGACCGCTTAACAGCATTTCTTTATCCCAATGAAGGAAGTCACCATTAGGGTGACCCATTGGTATTACGTCAGTGCGACCATCTGTTGCTAATGAAATCCACAATACGTCGTTAACAACTGGTTGGATTCTATTTTCTCCAACTGTTTCAACGTCAAATGCAAAACCATCTACCTTGGAGTAAAACTCAACAAGTTCTTGTAACTGTTCTTTGGTTGTAATAATGTTCATTTAAATCCCTCTTTTGGTTGATGATAGAGGGGCCTGGAAACGGAAATTAACAGGCCCCCCCATCTATGGAAGTACTACGCTAATGTGCGAGCAATTTCTAGAAGTTCAGAGCGAGGGGTCTCACGAACTACTTCTTCTGCCGTAAATGAAACAGCATTTGCTACAGCGTCATTAACGTTGTCTTGCGACAACTTCCATTCCTCTGCAAGGTCACGACCACGTACGAAGTTGAGGGTGTACTGCGTAGTAGGGCCTGTTCCCAAGCGAGAAATCTCCCAGAATTCCTTATCAAGAGGTCCCTTGCGCTCATCATCGTGAGCCTTCTTGATTTGGCGTGCTAGAGAAGGTGGTGCGGTAAGGACTTGTACTGTTGGTTCTCCACCAGATAGTACGAGTACGTTGAATGCAAACTTTCCACGAGCCTTGTCTCCAAGAATTTCGCAGAGTGGGCAACCATCACCGATACAAACAAAAGACTTCTTACCCTTTGGGCGTTCAATCCAGTGTTGTTCGTAAGTTGCGAAAGGACGGTCCTGTAAAAACTTTACAAGTTGTGGTTCTTCTGAAAAGCGAAAATCTGTAGGGAATTCAGATGTTTCTACTTTGAGTAGTGCTTCGGCTGCATCCCAGCCTTGTTGCACGGTTGTTCCAACTTTAGGTTGGATTTCTGCACTATCTTCTTCAAGATAGTCTGCGGCGTCTACCGCTGGCTTTGTGATTGGCATTTGTTTCCTTTAGGTAATGAGGCCTATTGGCTCTCTGTGGATGTGATGGCTTTCCAGGTTCTTACTAAAGTTTCTGTTAAGTCATCGTGTTGGTTCCACTCTACACGAGCAGTACCTAGAAGTCCACGTTTGGCAAACTCGTCAATCGTGGATTCTATTAGTGGGCGAGTATACACACGGTTTCCACCAGTCTTCTGACCCTTGAGAGTCTTTGCACGAAGCCTGTATGGAGCACGTGGTATGTAGCCTTTTCTTTCCCATAGACGGATTGTGACTAAAGACTTTTCCAACGCATGTGCTAACGCACTGATTGTAAAAACTTCAGTTTCTTTTCCGCCTAATGTTTTAATGATTGGATTTTCATCCCAACCATTTGTTTCTCCCGCCTTTCGACGAGAAACCTTTGGGTCTTCTTCTCTGCGTTTCTTTTTCTTTGAACCAGGAAGATACTCTAAATCGGCAAATGCCTTTTCAATTTCGTCTTGACCACGTAGACCAGCCATAGTTACTTCTTTAGTACCAATGCCCAAACAACTTTGGGTGGATACATCTCGTCAACTTCTTCTTCTGTAAGAACTTCTTCCTACAAAGCAGCCATCAACGTATCTTCATCTACATCACGAATTGTTTTGTAAAGAGAATCTTCTAAGCCGTGAGCAGTAATAATTTCTTCTGCCTTTAGTTCGTCAACTTTGCGTGTAACACGACGTTGTTTAATGATTGAATTGAAACCATCAACTTCTTGAGGGAGTTGAATCATAACGTTGCCCTTGTCATCAACTTCTCCTTCGCCGTCTAAAACTGCAAACAGTTCTTCACGAAGTGCTTTTTGTTCTTTCTCTAAATAATCAAGTTGTGACTTTAGAAATGCGTATTTCTTTGTACGAGCAATTAAATCTGTCTCGTCTGCGTTGCGTGGTTCTTCTGGTGATTTCTTTGCCATGGTTTCCCCCTATCGGTCTTGAATAAAGTTCAAGAGACTTCCTACTGTTAAATCTACACCACCTTTGGTGTTTATGCCTTCTCCGTCAATGATGGCGTTTGCTACCGCTGTCTTCTGGTTAAGCATTTGGTACTGTCGCTCTTCAATCGAGTCTTCCATAAGGAAGTCTTGAATAATGACACTTTTCCAAGTACTGGATGCTCTTCGTATTCGTGAGTTTCTCTGAACTGCAGTACCTGATGACCAAGGTAAGTCATAGTTTATCAGAAGATTTGCTTGAGGTAAATCCACCCCATACCCGCCTGCGTCAGTGGAGACTAACACCCTAACGTCTTTAGAGGTTTGAAAAAGAACTTTAGATTCTTCTTTTTCCTTAGAATTCATCATTCCTGAATAAAGTGTGTTACCTATCTTCTTTTTGTTAAGAGCAGACTCTATGATAGGTAGCATACCTAGGTAGCAAGTAAATACCACAACCTTGGCGTTCTCATCGCTGTCCAAATGGTCTTCTATGTAGGAGATTAGAGTCTCTAGTTTAGGAGACTTAGTTGGCTTATCTAAGCGCCCCTCTTCAGATAGCCCCAGAAGATACTCAGAGCCTTCCCCGTCTTTTGCAGCGGCTTTGGTGGCACTGTTACGTAGCAAGTCTGGGTGGTCGCACAACATCCTCATAGCGGTTATCTTGCTCATAATTTTTCCACGCATTTCATCGGCTGGGTTTCCTGGCTGAAATCCGCTTCCATAATGCGCTTCTAAAGAAAAAGAACCTCCAAATAACTCTTGGGCGGTTATTAAATCGCTGCGAAGTTCTGCAGCAATGGTGTCGTATAACTCTTTGTTTGCTTTATCAAACACAATTACGTCTGGTTCTAAATGAATGGTTTCGGGTAGATACGGTGCTACATCTGGGTCTTTCTGTGTTTTACGCACCGATACTTGTTTCATCTTTTCGTGAAATATAGGAAGGTTGCGGTAGCGCTGAACTCCGCCAAAATGATTACGCACAATAAAAGTTTGGTCAAACAAATCAAACCTACCAAGTACAGAGTCATCAACAAACTGCATAATGCTGTACAACTCTTCTGGTCGTCCGTTTTCAATAGGAGTACCAGTCAATGCAAATCTAATAGGAATATTTCTAGCAAGTTTCTTTACTACTTTAGAACGTTGTGACTTAAACCCTTTAATAGCGGTGGCTTCATCACAAACAATTGCACCCCACTCATAGTCTTTAATCAAATCCCAATCAGCAACAATGGTTTCGTAGTTAGCAATGATGTAGCCAGTGTGCTCTTCCCACCCCATATCACGCATCCAACGAATAGCACGAGTTCCTTTGGAACCGTCTACTACTGAAGCGTAATCATCAGAAAACTTGTTTATTTCTTTTTGCCACTGGTACTTCAAACTAGAAAGGGCAATGACAAGAGTTGGTTTGGTAAGGGTTCCATTTTCTTTAAGTTTTTCCAAGGCTGCAATTGTCATACAAGTTTTACCTAAACCCATCTCGTATGCAACAAGCATCTTCTTACGAGCAACCATTCGGTCTACAGCCTCTGGCTGGTAAGGAAATAGTGTTCCCTTAAACATTATCTATCGGTGTTGGTGCAGTCGCTAAACTTCCGCAGAGAGAACACTTCATATCCAACATATACAAAGATATTTCTCCATCTTCAAACATTACTTGTGCGGTCCACAAAGTCGAGCCACAAACGCAAACATGCAATGGCCTATCTTTGTCCCGTAAGTCCATCATAAGTACGCTGCCTTGCCCCAGACTCTATCTTTTGCGGTCTCTAAACCTATAGCAATCTCTGCCTCTGTCATGTCCCCAACGTCTTTAACATCTATGCCCTCATAATTAAAAAACTTCAAATCCATACCGTACTTGCGTGAAAAACCCATCATTTGCTCACAGGCTTTCTTACCTGCCTGGTCATTATCAAATGCCGCAATAACCACAGGTGCACGGCGCATAATCTTGGCTTGGTCTTCGCTAAGGATTGCTCCGTAGGTAGAAATAGCGTTGTGACCTAACCCTGTAAGCCGTACTGCGTCTAACGGAGACTCAACCACAATGAGTGGACGTTCTTCATCCATGCACTCTACGCCAAATACAGTTTTAGACTTCTTTACTCCTGCTGGTTGATTTTTAAAGAATCTACCTCTTGCGCCTTTTTCTTGCCATCCCCACAACTTTGAAGTTTCTGGGTCACGAATAGTTGTAATCCATGCTTCGTTCTTTGTATCCCATAACACCTGGTGCGTGATTACTGCATCCCTCTTCAAGAAACGTTTTTTAAGTTCTGCTTCAGGCGGCTCTGTAAATACAGCAAGTCGAGCCTCACTCATCTCAATAACCTCTTCTGCGTGAGGCATGTACTGTGGCAATTCTCTGATACGCCTTAACAGTACATCCACAGGCAGGGTTTCACTTGCGTCAATATAATCTTTAGCATCAAAGTAATCCATACCTTTGACGTCAGCAACAAGTGTATAAATGTTTCCTTTGTAACCGCAAGAAAAACAAAAGTGAACTCCAGTAGTGGTGTTAACCCACCAGTCTGGCTTATGGTCTTCTCGACCTGTACGTGCTTTGTGCATTGGGCATAACCCTTGCACTTCGTCACCACGTTGAGCAGTAAGGGAAATGTCTAAAGAAAGTAATACTCTTTCAATATCAATCATCATCTAAGTCGCTCCAGTTAGAACAGAACTCACACTTCATCATCTCTTCTTCATCGTGAAAACAACCAGTAGACCAACGCCATGTAAGCGGTGTCTCTGTTGGTCCACAGTTACGGGATGCAACAACCTTTAAAAGGCGAATCTTCTCATCCTCTTCAACTGGCTCTAATCCCAAGATAACGTCTGAGTCTTGGAAGAATGAAGATGAGTAACCGATTGAATCTGCAGTAACTTTTCCAGCACGCATCTTCCATAGAAGTGTCTGTGTAGTAATAATAATTGGAAGGTCAATACGCTGTGCTAAACGCTTCATTGCACGGGTTATATTGGTGATTGCCTGCGGTGTGTTCATCTCACCAGTCAACTCATCCATCATCAAGTACACACCGTCTACAAACACAATGTCGGGCTTCATCTGCTCAATCTTTGCAGAAAGTGCAGACACTGTAATTCCATTAACTGCGTCAACCAAGTGAAATGGCTGCTTAGTCTCCATATCGTTAAGCATTGCTACATAACGGTCATCTTCACGAGGTTTTAACTTACCTCGACGCAAACGTCCGTGGTCAATGTGAGCACGCATAGCATCGTGGCGTTGCTGTTGTTCGTGATTGTTCATTTCAAATGACTGAAACATTGGGACTTTACCCAACTTGTGAACGTTGATTGCCATCTGCAATGCAACCTGTGACTTACCAGTCTTAGGTGGCGCAATAACGGTGATTAATTGACCGCCCTGCAAACCTGCGGTTGCTTCATCAATCTTTGAAAACCCTGTTGGAATACCTAAGAACTCTTCATTCTTGAGGGATAGGTATTGGTCGTAACGCTCTTGCGTGTTCTTACTAAGGTCAATCTCACGAGTACCTAGTACACCTTGCTCGTTGACTTTGGTGATGGTTGCTTCCATAGCAAGAAGCGCTGCATCGTGGTTGTTTTCTTGTAACTGCTCAACTGCGTTCTCTAAACCTTGTCGAGTCAACATACGACGACGGAAGTCCACCATCGTGTCTAATAAATAATCAATGGTGTCTTCTACATCAAGAATTTTGTAGTTAGGGTAATGGTCTTTAACGGTGGTACCTGTTGGTACTTCGTTGTACTCGGTGTAGTGCTTACGTAAGAACTGCCACACCTTGCGGTTATCGTCGTCTAGAAACCAAACATCGCCAACGCCACGTTGTAGTACGGGGGTAATCTCTCGGTCTTTGATTACCTTGCTGACTAAACGATGTTCATTATCTGCTGACATCTACTTCCACCGCTCCCCGCACTCTCTGCACTGTAAATAGGAATTGCTATTTACATAAATTCTTTCGATTGTGTTTGCATGACACATTGGGCAATTGGTGTTTGCAATACTGAATGACATTTGGCCCTCCCTCAAGGACTAGATATTACCTATTTCTACACCCGCAGACCCGTACATTGCAACTCGGTCTGAAATGTCTATGACCGCTTTTAAGTTCGGTCTATAGGGGAGTAACCCTACCACCTCAAGGCGGTTCTCATAAAGTTGCCAGTAGTTAAAGGGGTTAACAACTCTACGTTCAAACTTTTCGAACGCCTGTTCTAATAACTCTTCTGTCCACCCGTCATCTTCAAACCCTGCAAGTTCTAAAGAAAGTCCGTAGTCGCTAGAAACACGCCATAACTTATTTAGGGGAAGTACTTCAAGGTCACCAACCTTGTACTCAGTCTTCTTTATGAGTAACTTGCGAGACTCTTCTTCTTTAAGGCGAACTACTACGTCTGTAGTTACGATAGCCTGCGGTGAGGAGACATTAGAAATGTCCCCGCCTTTCATAGTACTTCTATCTTGGCGTACTTGACTACAAACTCTCTGAACTTGTCTGCGTTTGTATTTGCTTCAAGTGCCATCTCTTCAGGTATCTCGTTGGGAACCAAAATGGAGTAATGACCTGTGTGTTTAATCTTTTCGTTAACAAACTGAATGTGTTTGCAAGAACCCCTCTTTGAATACACGGGGCAAGTGCAACGAACGTCTTTGGTATCTGTCTCTACTTCAACCTCAAAAATGCCAGCACCTTGAGCAGAGATAAACTGCTGAACTGTTCTCCAAGCAGAACTCACTTGAGGTCCTTTCATTGTGCGCCTCGCATATCTGCACCAATGATAGGGACTCTTACGAATGCTTCGTTGGCGAAACTGCCCATTGCTTCTCCGTACTTTGCTTCCCAGTTCTCTAAGCGAACGTTAGTAGTAACAATTGTCGGTAAACCCTTGTCGTAACGAAGTCGCAAGATTTCATCAAAAGAAGTATCGTCGTATTTAGAGCCGTATTCTTTTCCTAAATCATCAATAACAAGAATGCGAACATTGAGCCAATCAAACTTAGAACGACCATGTAAGCCATCAATTTCATAATTCATCTCCCGTTTATCTTCTCCGTCAGCATCGAAGGTTGACTTCTTTCGTGACAGGAACTCTGGATAAGTCATGTAGTAAATAGGGCGCAACCTAATGCCGTAGTCAGATGGGTTGACTTGCAGAAGGCGAGCAGCCTTCCCATCTTCGTTAGGAAGCCGACGGATGACTTCCATAGCGGCGACTACGGCATGGGTTGTTTTTCCTATCCCAGGACCACCATCGAAGACAAGCCCAACTCCGTTGACTCCGATGTTGCCAATTTGTTTTACAACATGTCCGTTTACCACATCATCAATCCAGTTACTTACTTCATCAGGAAAAGAGCCAGCACGGTCAATGATGTCCTGTGGCTCTAAACCTATGAAACGATGTGGAATGTTTGAGTTACGAAGCAACCAGTGCTTCTTAACGGGTGACAGACTGTTGACGTCGTACATTAGTTATAAGTGTCCTCAAACTCGTACTCGTAGACCCCGCCGTAGCGAAGTCCTAAATGTGTAAACCATGAGCCAATAAGCAACATAGTGTCTCCAAAGAAACGAAGAAATTTGTTATCTGTTGGATATGTAAGAAGTTCTTGGTCCATCTTCGCCATTATGCGTCAACCTTGTACTCAAGAACTCCAGCAAGTGCTACTGGCTTACCTGTCTCTTTGTTTTCCTTTGTAACAGCCATCTTGACTGACTTACGAGGTGTGTGCTTCAAGACCATTGTCTTGACCCAACGCTTTGCTGCTGACGCATTCTTCCAAGAAGAGTATTCGCTAATACCTTCTGCTGGTTGAATTGAGTTGATGCCTGTTCCTGCTTCCTTCTGAACGCTAACGATTGCTAACCAACCGCCAGCCTTCTCAGGATTTAGTTCGATAGTTGCAACAAACTTTGCCGCTACTTTTTTCGCCATTTGTGGATTCCTCCTGTGATTAGGTTTGATACTACTAGTGTTGAAACGATAATGAATAAATACCCAAGTATTTCTTTCATAGGTCTTTCCAATGTTCCATTATTGCTTTTCCTTCTTCTGTTATCTGAAAACGTGCTTCTAAGTTTTCGTCATAGGTAACGTTGATAGCGCCTTTTTCAAATAAACTCAACAACGCTTCTGTTAACTCATCGTTTGTCACTGAGCCTCTTCTCGTGACGCTCTAACTGTGCACGACCAGAGAGTGAATTCTGGAAAGTACGTCCGTCACTTGCAATCAGCCTAGCAGAAGTTGGCTCTGTGTCTAATTTGGCGTTTACTCTGCCGAGGCCGAGGTTTTCTCTTGCTTGGTTCATCTTCTTGCCAAAAGAAGATAGGAACATCTTGTAGAGGAACGGTGCCTCGTCGCCAATATTCCTAAAGTTACTTTCATCCGCCATGAACAGGCGTAGCAACTCTAGTTCGATGAGTGGGGTGGTCTCGTATTGCTTTCTAAACTTTGCGAGTGCTCCTGATAGCGTCTTGACGTTGACAGTTCCTGGAAGGAGGGGGTACTTGCGACCAACTTGGAAACTAAACTCAGCAGCAACGTCCATCGGTGTCCACTCGTGCTCTGGGCGGCGACCTCGTGTCTTAGGGTCGGAGCGACGTATCTTGGGCTGTGGGGCATCTTTGGGTTCAACGAGTCCAAAGCCTGCCAGATTGTCTCCATCATCTTCATATTTTCTCATAGGGACCTGTATTTCTTTGAGTTGAATCTTCGATTCAGAGTCTTTTAATTTATAACTAGATTGGCTATTAGGTACTAATGGCTTATTGGCTATATGGCTATTACGACTATTAGTCACCTTACCAGGTGTTGGGTGGACATTAGAGTTCCCTGCTGGGTGGACAGTACGATTCCCTATCTTGATTAGGGATGGACCCTGGAGTCCACCCCCCTTCTTCATCGTTGTCCTTGAAATGAACCCAGCCTCT